TGCAGGCCGTTGAGCTGCCCGCCGTACACGGTAGAGGTCACCACGTCCAGGATGGTTGCCAGGGCGTGGTCGAAGGCCTCCGGGGTCGTCCCGGAAAAGCTTAAGTTAGAATCGGGGTTCGAGCCGCCCTTGTCGCGGGGTGTGTGCAGGTCGAGGCTCAAGCGGAACCAGGTGTCATGGGTGGCGTTCTCGTTCTCGGTGCTGCAGGCTTCGTTTGTAGCGTTGATTTCCATGTTTTTGTCCTTTCTGTCAGTGGAGGTGTTACTGGTGTTACTGCTTTTTTGCGCTCTATCGTGAAAAAGTCAAAGGTAGCAGGTAGCACCTATTTTTTACAGCTGGTATATACGGAAAGCGGAGGCGGTTTGTCTCTCCGCTTCGTCACGAATGTATTTTGTTTTTTGGTGTTACTGGTGTTACTCTTTTGTAAAAAGAGCGGATTTTCGCTTGTTTTTTGGTAACACCTGGGCAATCTCGAACATGTTACCGTGGTGTTTCGTTGGTGTTTCCTGTCCACATGAACCACGCCCTTGTTTTTTCCACTGGAAAAATTTGCGTCGTGGATGCCGCAAAAATTTCAGCCTGGAAAGTTTGCTGCCGCAAGCGTTGCGGCTCTCTGTGGGCTTGCACACCTGGCTTAGAAGGGCAAGTCGTCTTTATCCGTGATTTCCCTGAATCCTGCCGGGTCGGGCGGGTTTTGCAGGGCTTCGGTGTCTATGGCGACCATGCGGCAGTTTCTGCCTCCAAACTTTTTCTGTATCTGATACTTTCCGTGCGGGTCAATCTGTATAATGTCGTTCTCCGCCAGCCAGTTCATGGTTTTGCGGTAGGAGAAACCGCCTTTTTCCAGCGCTTCCCGCAGGATGGTGGGCAGGATGAACGCCGTGCCGTCCTCAATGCTGCCGTACCTCTGGCCGATGGCGTTGGTGTCGGTGAAGTTGTTGGCGTTCGCGCTGATCCAGTCGCTGATGTACTGAGCGGCCTGCTCGTTCACGTCCGGCTGTTCCTGTTCCTGGATTCCCGCTGTGATGCAGTTGGCCATGTGCTGGGCTTCCATGAGGGCGGTGTCTGCATCCTCGTGGAAGATGCACCGGGAAAGCATCTGATCTGCAAGGGTCACGGTGGCAACCGCTGCGGTGTGGCTGCCGTTCCGGGTTCCCATGAGTGCCCGGATGCGTTCCAGCACCTCGCTGTATTCGTCTATTATGGCGCTGTCGCCCATGTCCAGGATGTACTGGATGAACGCCGGGCCTGCCCAGCCGCAGTTCAGCGCTGCCTGTTGGTGCATATCGCTGGCACTGGTTTCGTCCTCAAAGGGAGCGCCTACCACTTCCAGCACTCGGGTACTCACGCCGGTCTGACTGTTCGCCTTGCCGATTGGTTCCTCGCCTGTCGCCAGAATCACGCTGCGCCAGGTGCGCAGTTCTTGGAGGCCGCCGTCCTTGCTGCCCCGGCTGCGCCCGGTGCCGTTGGCCAGCATGTATACGATCTTTTCCAGGCCCTCTTGCTTGTTGCCTGCAAGCTGGCGCTCGTCTATGCCGAGCGGGAGGTCGCAGTAAAAGCCAGCCATTCTCTCAAGCGCCACCTGGGTTGCGTTGAAGTTTGCCATGAGCCGCTCCGGGTCGCCCCAGGCGGACAGGGCTGCTTTCAGGGCTGCGGTCTTACCGCCCCGGCTGCCACCCCAGTTGTACACGAAGAAGATTCGCTGCTTGATGATCGCCAGCAGGGGGGCGGCGAAGCTGGCGGCCAGTATGAAGCGGAACCGGGGGCGGCTGCGGTGTGGCGTCATGCTTGCCACCCAGGCTTCCAGGGTGCCGTTTTTGCAGTAGGCGGTGGCCCAGCGGGTCATGCTGGGTTCGATGTCCAGCACCATGTCCGGGGCGTGGCCGGGAAGGAAGCGGTGGTTTGACTGCCAGCCGAAGGTGGAGGTGCTTTCCTGCAGGCCGAGGGCGTCGATGTTCTCTTGCTCCAAAGCGCCAAGGAAACGCACCACCTGCTTTGCGTTCTCGCTGGTTACGGTGCAGCCTTTGTCCGCCAGCACCGTAATGCTACGGCTCTGGAAAATCATGGAGCGGGGGAAAATCGCGTCATGCCACCTGCCGTCCCGTTTCCAGGCGACCTCTATCTTTTCTTCGCCGGTGTCGGTCTTTTTGAGGCGCTTGGTCAGGATGATCGGCGTCCGGCAGACGCAGACCAGCTGTTCTGTCTTTTCGTCGATGCGGCTGATTCCGAACTCGCCGTACTGCCAGCCGGGCGGCTGCCGCAGGTTCTTGGGTGCGCCCTCAATCGCCACCGGGAGGGCGTCGTCGAGGTGTTCCAAGTCCAGGGGCTGCGCCGCTGCCAGCAGTTCTTCCAGCTTGTCCTGGGCGGCTTCCTTGCCCAGGTCGAGGTACAAGGCGGAGGGGTCTTTCTGCCCGCCGTCTGCGCAGGAGAAGGTTTTCACCCCTCCATCAAAGCCGGCATCTTTCAGGGCGTGAGCCACCTTGTCCAGGAAGGTTTGACCGCCCTGGTCGGGTTCCTTATGGATGTAGAGCGTTTCTATCCCCTTGAGGCTTTCCGCCCATTCCGGCTTGAACGTGGAAGCGCCCGGAATGCCCAGGGCGGGGTAGCCGAGAAACCAAAGGGTTTGTGCGTCACTCTCTCCCTCCACCAAGATACAGCTGCCTGCGATCTCCAAGCCCTCTTTGCGCCAGAGGCCGTAGGGCAGCATATTTCCCGCCGAGCCGAAGCCCCACTTGAACTTGTGCGGCCCCATGCGCTTGCGGGTGACCTTTGGCTTGCCGTCCTCCCCGAAGTAGGGAATTTTGACGTAGGGGGTGCCGTCCTTTTCCTTGCCGTCCTCCAGGCTGCAGACCATCCGCAGCCAGTCCGCCGGGAGGTTCTTTTCTTTGGCGTAGTCGTCTACGGTGTAGTTTTGGCGGGCAGGTTCCTTTTTGGTTTCATCCACGCCATGTTCTCGGAGAATCCGCTTGTAAGCGTCGGCGTTGGAGCAACCGTCCAGCTCCGCTCTGAAGCTGACGTAGTTGCCCGCCTTACCGCAGGCGAAGCAGACGAATTTGCCGGTTTTGAGATCCACGGAAAAGCTGGGCTTGCGGTCGTCGTGGAAGGGGCAGAGGCTTGTCATGCGCTCTTTTTTATATTCGGGTTTCTGCACGAACTTGCTGTATTCCTCTTTATAATTCAGCAGTTCGTCGAGGTTTACTTTGTCCACGTCTGTCCTCCAAGTCAAAAAAGTTGCGGGCCGCAAGGCTGTTACCCTGCAGCCCGCACCGGGTCAGTCGGAGGTTGTGGAGTTAGAACGGTACATCGTCCTTGTCGCTTACGGTTGCGAAGCCCTGGGCGTCAGTCTGTGCGGCTGCGGGCTGTTCTGCCTCCGCCACCACAGGTACCGTGGAGGCCACGCTCTTGATCCAGGCCACCGTGGGCTTTACCTGCTCGATCTGTGCCTGGGTCAGGTCGCCCGCCTTGGTGAACACGCAGCTGCTGTATGTGATGCCGTCTGCGCTTTTTTCCCGCTTGAGCTTGATGGTGGTGAGTACGCTGGAAGTGCGCTTGCCCTTTACCACCAGGCGCTTTGCGACGTAGTCCTTAAAGGCCCGCAGGCTCGTAGGGGGCAGGGAAATCAGGACGGGCAGCACTTCGCCGCTGCGCAGGAGGTAAATGCGGTGACCGTTCTTGCAGGCCTTGCCGTTGCCCTTGCTGCTGCTGCCAAACTGGTTAAAGGGGCAGATAGAGCAGTCCCGGACTTCACCGGTCTTGATGTCCAGACCCTGCTTGCCGTCCGCGCTGCTGCAGTCCGGCACGTTGTTGCTGCCGTCGAATTCGCCGGGCCAGTAGCTGTTGACGGCGTGGTGGTGCAAAATTACGCCGGTCAGGGACTGTACCGTTTCGGGATTGTCCGGGTCGTCGCCGGAAAGCTCAAAGGCCAGGCCGCCGCCGCTGGGAATCTTCACGGTATCAAAGGGAATCTGGCCGAGGCCGTCCAGTTCCTCTTTGATGAGGTCAGTGACCTCGCTGCTGATGGGTGCCAGAGCGAAGCTCTGAACCGCGGTCAAAGCGTTTTCGTTTGCCATGGTGTTTATCCTCCCTTACTGTTTCCGGCTGCTCTTGCGCCGGGTGATGTCGTTGAAGCTGTACACGTTCACGCAGCCCTCGAATTCCTCGGGAAGCTCGTCGTCGTTTTCCTCTGCCAGGTTGCTCATGGCACCCTGCAGGCTCTGTGCGTTGACCGTTTCTTTGATCAGGTCGCCCAGGCCGTTGGAGCGGAGGGCGTCCATCAATTCGGCATCCTTGCCTGCTGCCTTGCTGTATTTGGTTTTGGGCGTCAGGGTGTAGGAGTAGCCGTTCCGGGTGATCTGCGGGGTTTCGTCCTCGATCATGGCCGTTGCGAGGGCGTCCCGGGCGGCCTCAATGGCCCGGTTGTTGGCCTTGGTTTCCTCTGCCAGGCGGTCTTTTTCATCCAGCAGGGCGCGGTATGCGTCCACCTGTTCAGGAATCGTCATTGTTGTTCTTCCTCTCTTTCGGTTAGAAGTAGGTTCGCCAGCTGTCCACTATGGTTTTGGCGATGTCCTCTTTTTTCTCAAGGGCTGCAAGCACCTTGTCGTCGATGCTGTCCTCCACCAGGAGGTGAATGTAAGTCACCGGGTTGCTTTGCCCGATGCGGTGAATCCGCGCCAAAGCCTGCGCGTAGTTCGCATAGTTGTAATCCATGCTGTAAAAAACTGCGGCGCTGGCGGCGTGAAGCGTTATGCCGAGGCCGGCTGTCTGAATCTGCGCCACAAAGACCTTGGTTTCCGGGTTTTGCTGGAAGTCGTCCACTATGGCTCCGCGCTCCGCCTGCGGAACGTCGCCGTAGATCGAGCCGTACTTGATGCCCTTCTTTCGGAGCAGGTTCTCAATGGCCGCGATCTCGGGGCGGAACCGGGCAAAAACCACCAGCTTCTGCCCGGCCTCCTGGACGTAGTCGTCCAGAATGTCCTCCAAGGCGTCCAGCTTGGCCGTGCCGATCTGCTGCGGGCGGGTGCCGTCGTCGGTCTGTGTGAAGCCGCCGGTGAGCTGCATCAAGCGGAGCATTTTGGTCAGCACCGTAGTTGCGGTTATGCTGTCGCCACCCGCAAGCTCTGCAAAGCTGGACTTTCGGAGTTGGTCGTAGAGCTTGCGCTCCGCCGGGCTGAACTTCACATATCGGTTCTCGAAGGTCTGCGGCGGGAGGTCGAGGCATTCGGCCTTGGTTACGCGGTAGGCTATGGAGTGTTCTTTCTGTATGAGCTGCTCCATGTGCTGGTAGCCTACGATCTGATGCTGTCCGTAGCCGCCCATTACGCAGTAGCGGTTTCGGAATGCGAAGAAGTTTGAGCCGAAGACCGCCGGGTCTAAAAAGCGGTACTGGCTGTACAAGTCCACCGCGTTGTTTTGTACCGGGGTTCCGCTCAAGGCCAGTTTATAGCGGGCCTTGTCGCCGAGCTTGTGCAGGGCTTTGCTCTGGGCGGCGCTGTGGTTCTTGATGCGCTGGCTCTCGTCGCAGATTATCAGGTCGGCGTCGTACTCCACCAGGGCGTCAAAGATTCCGTCCCGGTGTGTGCTTTCGTAGTTGATGACCGCGATCTTGAGCGAGGCGAAAGGCCAGACCTCCAAGGCGTCCAGACCTTCCAGGCGCTTTTTCTTTTCTCCCAGCAGGGTTTCGCAGTGGTAGGGGAAAGCGGCGAACTGCTGCAGGTCGTGCGGCCAGACGCTGCACACGCTGGTCGGGGCTACTACCAGCACCCGCTCGATGCGGTGCTGCTGGTACAGGGCGCCCATCGTGGCAATGGCCGTCAGGGTTTTGCCGCAGCCCATTTCAAAGAGAAAACCGAAGCCTTTATGCTGTTCCTTGCCTCCCGAGGTGAGTTGCAGCAGCGCCATATTGGCGCCCCGGATTTGGTGCTGGAACATCTGCGCCCTGACCGGGTATGCTGCAAGCGGTTTCGGCTCTTTGTCCTCCCGCTGCTGTTCTACCTGGCGGGCGACCTCTGCCAGACGTTCCCGCTCGGTCTCCACGAAGTCCGGGAGAGTGAATCGGTTATGTAAGGCGTTGAGGGCGTCCAGGCTGACCGGGCCGGTCATGGTGCGCGTGGTTTTGTTCCAGCGGAAAATCCCCATGCGCTTGAGCTGTTCGTACCGCAGCGGTTCAATCTCGGCCAGTATAATTTGGCCGTGCTGCAGGGCTATTTTCATTTCTGTATGCGTCCCCTTTCTGTGGCGTTGTCCCTCGTTCCCACCCTCCGCTTCTGCCTGTTCTACTCCACAGGCTGCGGCTTCCAAGGAGGCTTACAGGGTAACGACCGCCTGTCCCGTCAGGATCTCGCCAGAGAGGGCGTGCAGCAGGTATTCCCGGACAGCGTTCCGGGCTGCCATCTTCCACATTCCGCCGTCGGCCGCCGTCAGGCTGATGCTGCGGTCGTCGTAAACCCGGAACACAAACTCGCTTTCGGGCTGTTCGACCTCTTGGAAGGTGCGGTAGGGGGCAAGCTTTACAATGGGGCGCACCCTCTGGTTCTCGACGAAACTCACGCCCTTGCGAACCTGCACGGTCTGGGTCACGCCGTTGTCGTCGCTCTTGACGCTCTGATCCACGCTCATGTGGGAGAGCAGGCCGAGGATGTAATCCACGTCGTTGGTGTCGCCCTCGGGTGCCCTCTGGAACATGGAGCGGAGCTTGATCTGGGCTTCGTCGAAGCCCCAGCGCACTTCCTCCACCAGCGGCGGCAGGTCGGTCGCCACTGCCTCGTAGAGGGTGAAGCG